TTAGCCCTGATGCTTTCTTCCCTGACCCCAAGATAAAGGTTTGGAAGAACTTGAACATGGGTGACTTTTGTATCCATGTAATGCCTTACCCTCTTAAGGCCCTTCGTAGAAGGTTCGGTGAGAGAGGAAAGTTGGTTAGACCCGAGGGTCAGTTCCGGCCATATAACCCCCAGATCTTTGGTGAGGACGATGCTGATGGCTCAACCGCAATAATCAATGACCAGGCCCTTCTCTATGAGTACTGGGATTTGGCTGAGGACGATGATGATGTGGCTCTTCGGAGAATCTACATGTGTGATGGTAAGATTATGGAGAACTCCGACTGGACACATATGACATCAAAGAAGGGTAGTAGGCCATTCTATAAGCACAATGAATACCCGTTTGTTCCCATTGTTTGCTACAAAAAGAAAGGCCGTCTGTGGGGTCTCTCGGACACGAAACAGCTGATACCAATTCAAGATATGATAAATGACATGGATGACCAGATAAGGATGAACGCACGCCTTATGGGCAACATTCAGATGGTGGTAGGATTAGCTGCTGGTATCAATTTGAAGAAGTGGACTAACAAGCCAGGTCTTAAGATTCCTGCAAAGGACCATACAGCTTGGGAACCTGTGGACCCACCTAACATTCCCTCTTACATACCGCAGAGAAGGCAGTTCGGTTTTCAGGAATCTGAAATGGTTTCTGGTAGAAGTGATGTCACGGAAGGTCGTAGGTCAGGTTCACTCCGTGCTGCCTCTGCTATCATGGCTCTCCAAGAGGCTGGTAGTAGACGTGCTAACCATAAGAAGCTTATGCTTCAACAGGGCTTCGTGAAGATTATGGAGCAAGTTGCAGCCCTTAGCCATGAGTTTATGGATAACGAGCAGGACTTTGACATTGAAGAAGGGGGTAAGACTAAGGTTATGTGGTCCAAACCCACAGATATGAATGCTATTCCTGTGAAAACACTCAATGAGAACTTCAATCCTGCTTCTGACCAAGGGGGAACTGGGGTATACAAGGACCTTCAGGAAGAGGAAACAGATAAGAATGGTGAAGTTATCAAGGATATTGGCCCCGATGGTGCAGAGATACCTCGTATGAAGACTATGACGAAAGAGGCTGAGTTCAAGTATGAGTTCAGTTTTGGTGCTGGAATGCCCAACAACCCGTCATTTATCTACCAGGCTACTATTGAACTCCACAGGGAGAACATAATTACTCAGCCAGAGGCCAGAAAAGTGCTTAAAGGGGTCATGAACTGGCCTATTATTGAGGCTAATACACCTGATGGTAACTTTGCTGGGAGGAATAACTCGGCTGAACAGCTTGCAATGGCCAACGGACAGCCAATGCCAGGTCCTCAAGGAGCTCCGCAAGGTCAGCAACCCATGCCATTCCCTTCTTCTGTGCCACAACAGGGTGCTGTGGGTGCTCCGCAGGGACAGCCAATAAGCCCTGAGCAGGCCATAGAGATGTTTATGACGGCTATTGATGCCCTCCCACCCGAGATAATCCAGGCTTTACTACAAAGGCTAGGGTCAGTGGGTGCAGCTCCTGAGATGGGAGGTGGGTTAGTATGATAATACTCTCAAAAGAGGGTACTCCCTTAAAGGTATGGGACAATCATGCTAAGTCAGACCCTTTACAGCAGTTTTATCAGAGATTCGATACAGGTAGGAAACGAATAACTAGCCTCCCTGTCTGTCCCACCTGTGAAAGAGCAGGATTTCGTACTAAGGGATGGATAGATAGGAAGATGATGCATTGTCCTCACTGTGGCTACAATGGGCCATCTACACATATATACTCGGCATACGTTGAGGAGAAGCTATATAAGTAAGTTTTCGATATCGTTGGCTAGACGTTCTAGCTCGGGACACGGCTCCGTTAAAGCTGACTAAATCGGGTGAAGACCTGTATAATACTAGGAGGTATATCATGGCAAAAAGTTTTAAGGGAACAGGAACGAATCAGTACACAAAGGAGATTTTAGGAGATGACCAAGAGTTATTGAACTCAGACGACGATGCTGATATAACTCAGTCAGCCCTTAAGTCTCGAGACGAAGTACCCGCTGCACGGTCTCAAACTCGGCAAGTTCAGAGAAAGCAACCTGTTGTACTCGAAGACGAAGAAGAGTATGAAGAGGAAGAAGTTGAAGAAGGGGCTGAGGAAGTTGAGGAAGACGAAGAAGTAGTGGATGAGGAACAACCTGTCCAGAGCCGTCCTAAAGACGATTATAAGTACGGGAAAGAACAGGTTCAGGCCATCATCAAGACACGAGTTGGAACTATCAATCGGAGAGTTGAGAAGTTACAGCCTTACAAACAGGCCTTCGACAGAATCTCCGAGATTACGGGGATGGATGTTAACCAGCTTATAACTCGGTTGAACGGTATGAGTGAACAGGAACAAGCGACGATTCTTGGGATTACTGTGGAACAAGTCCGTGCATCCAAACAGTCAAGAGCTGCCAATACCCAAACCCAGAATGAGAATCAACAGCTTAAAAGACAACTTGATGAGCAGACCTTAAAGACAGACAAAAGGTATTCCGATTACGACCTCTATAAAGACGAAATAGATGAGTTGCTTGAGGAGAACCCTAAGTTGTCTGTGAAACAGGCCTACTTACTTGTAAAGGGTGATACAGCTACGACTGCAGCTGTAAGAGACGCTGAGCAAAGGGTTGTCAATAAGCAGGTTATAGCAAGGCAAAAAGGTATTGTTAAACCGTCAGGGGCTGGTTCTGGGGCGCAAGGACCGAAGCTCAGTAACGAGATTCTCTCTGCAGCAAAAGCTATTGGTATGGACCCTGTGGAGTATGCTCGTTACCAGGCGATTGACAATATTGACTCCTACCGGAGACTCAAACAAACTAAAAAATAGAAGGGAGTAAATAATATGGATTTTGCATATTTAAGACATTTGATGCATTGCCAACCAACGGTAGTTGAAGCTGTTGTAGCAGACACTCAGACTATTACTGTTGGTAATTTGGTAGCGATAGCTGCCGGCTTAGTTACTAAGGTTAGCGATTCTGTGCATACGTTAGTATTAGGTATTGCACTTGAGGCTATAACTACAACTACTCATGCTGCTACAGATAAGATTAAAGTTCTCCTTATCGACGAATTCTCAGTTCTCAGGGTTGCTTATACTGGGACGGCGGCTAGCTTAGTTGAAGCCGATGTTTGGACTTCGAACTATGACGTTGAGGGGACTACTACAGTGACTCTACATCTTGATGATGAGACTAACGGCTTCTTGAGGCCTGTTACTCTCCTCGATGCCGCGGTCGACGGTTACGTAGATGTAGTAGTAGTACAGGCTGCTCTTTGGAATGCAGCTTTAGTATAATAGAGAGGAGAAGGTGACTTATGAATATCGCTGGTAATTTTCAGAAACTACTTGAGCCAAAGTTCAGAAAGGTATTCTTTGATACCTATGATGAACTGAATGAGCAATACCCGGATATCTTTAACGTAACCGGTTCCAAGAAAGCCAAAGAGTACGACTACCATGTAGCCGGTACTGGGGAATGGGACGTTAAGGTAGCCGGTGGAACCATCGGTGAAGAGGATGCGGATGTCGGTGATGAAGTGACCTACACCCATGTAGCCTATGCCAAAATGATGACCATTGAGAGAGAACTCGCAGATGACGAGCTCTATGGTATCATGGATAAGCTCCCAAAGAAGCTTGCCCGTGGGGGTAGAACTACTGTGGAAAAGGTTGCTGCCAACATCGTCAATAACGGCTTCACCACCAACGGTTACGATGATGTACCCTTGTTCTCAAACAGCCATCCCGTGATTAAAGGCGGGCTTTGTGACAACCTGATGGATGCGGAGACCCTCTCCGATGGGGCTGTGAAGAGAGGTATTACCCATATGAGAACCAACATGAAGACTGAGGAAGGTCTGAAGATGCAGGCTGCTGCGAAGAAGCTTGTTCTCCCGCCCGACTTGGAATTCACGGCTCTCACCATCCTGAACTCCATAGGTCAGTCCAATACGGCCAACAGGGCTGAGAACGTAATCCGTGGCAGATTGACTCCCATCGTTATGGACTACCTGACCGACACCAATGCGTTCTACTTTGTTGACCCAGCCCTCAATGAACTGAACTTCTTCTGGAGGGTCAAACCTGAATTCAAATCTGCTGAGAACTTTGATAACATGGTTGCAAAATACCGTGGTTACCTGAGATTCTCTGTTGGCTATTCCGACTTCCGTGGTTGGGTCGGAAATGCCGGCGCTTAAGGGGGCGAAAATAATGATAAGAGAAGGAGCAAGTAATTTCGATATCCTTGAAGCCAATCAGTTATTC